ATACATATCGAAGCCCCGGGCGAAGTGTGGAATTTTTCCGTAAGGAGTTTCTAGTTCGCGCTTGATTCCTTCTAGTCCGTAATTAGAAAGAGCTGCGACGTCGAAGCCGTGACGCTTCAATCTATCTACTAGGTAGCGGGCTTGCTGCCCATAGCCCGTCGGCTGATCCGGCGAATTCGAATAGACACTCACACTTCCGCGAAACTGTTCACGGTTAGCAGGATTCTTTGATTTTGTAGGGTTCATAGAAAAACATTATCAGGTCAAAAAGACAAAAGGAAAGGCCGCCGAAACCCTACCGTCCGGCGACCTCTCCAGTCTGTTAGCTAATGCTTATGGCTTAGCTTGCGCCTCCGCGGAACTTTACGAAGTGGCTTGCGTGTGTCAATTTTGAATCCACGCGAGCAGTTACACGGAAAGTAGTAACGTCCTCGTTGAATGCGTAATCGGCTGACTGAGCAACTTGGATTCCTCCGGCTAGACGTACCTTCAGGGAAGGTAGGTGTCCTACACCGATTGAGAAGTTGTTCACGGCCACGTTGCTAACGGCCGGGTTCTCATATACCGGGTACCCGAGTAGCTGGTCTGGCTGACCCTGTGCGATATTTCCGGCTGTCCAGATAAACGCTCCAGAACCGTCCTTGATCTTGCGAACTGCCGCTAGACCAGTCTTGTTCATTAGCCAGCCGACTCCGGGGAGCAAACGGGCTTGACCATCTAGTGAGTACAATAAATCGACCAGATTTTCGTAAGTCGGTGCGCCAGAAACTCCGGTGCCTCCAGTTACCGCTGAAGCTCCGGTTGTGAAGATACCGGTTGGCTCTACAGTTCCAGTTCCAACAGTTAGTCCGGTGTTGATTCCGAAACCAATTGCGTTTCCAGCCTGCTCCGCGATTAGCGCAGAAATGTCTAGTGAAGAGTCAACTAGAAGTTCGTTTGCTACTGGAACTAGGAAGGAATACTTGAATGCGGATAGCTGAATGTTTGAGAATGTTGGCTCGCTGTCTGAGATAGCAGAACCAGCACTCTTGATTGTTGCGGTTGAATATCCGGTTAGAGTCGGGATTGTTAGAGTATCTCCGCCCGCAGTATTTATTACCTGAGAAACGGTAAGCATAGGCCCGGCCAATCTCGCCACGCTGAAAACTTCGTCGTAGAAAGATTTTGGAACTAGGTTGTCCGAAGGAACAAGGGTTCTCTTCTCTGGTGCGAATGTGTGTGAACGCATTTCTCCGTTTGCGATTGCGCGTAGGATATCTGCGTCGCCACGAACTTCGTTAGAAGGAATGAAAGAGTTGCGAGCTGCGTCTACTGCGCGGGCTTCACGCTCTTCCATTTTCTTAGCGGTGTCGATAGCTGCGTCGCGCTGAGAAATTTCGTTCTCAATACGCTCGATTGTTGCTTGGTCGTCTACGGTTAGTCCGCGCTTGTCCGCTTCGGCTGACTCGATTACTGATCGGGCCTGCTCGATTAGGTTATTGCGGGCTTCAACCTGTGACTTCAGAAAGTCTGACATAGTTGTTACTCCTTGTTTGATTTTTTTATTTGGGATTTCCGCCGTGCTAACTCGGACGGTATTTTGGGGAGCTGACTCAACCCATAATTTCTATTCTACTAATCCGGGTAAAAGACAACGCCCGCCGGAAAGGAATACGGCGGGCGTTGCGGTCGGGAGAAAGGGGATAAACCCGACGAACCCTTAGCGGGTTTCTTTAGCTTCTGTGACGCGAATTTCTTTAGCTGGAGCTGCGTTGTCTAGCTCCCAGATTGCTTGCGCCCAAGCTTCTACATTATCAACAACTATTCCATATTCGGGATTACCTGAAGATTTTAGAATTGCTTCTTTGATTGCGTCCTTGCTTGCCATTTATAGCCTCTTCATTAGGAGTTCGAATTTCTTCTTCTTTAGTTCCAGCGCGGTTAGCTCTTCGGAGTTCGCTTCAGCTTCAGCTTCTTCTTGTGGAGTGAGTCGCTGGATTACCTTTGTTAGAAGCTCGGACTGCTCTAGGGATAAGTCCTTGCCGTCTTCGATTGCCAGCATAGCGTCTGCCAGTTGATCTGCGTCCACTTCTGCGCGCTTTGCTACTCCGTCGAATGAACGGACGGCTGCGGTTCCCGCGGTCTGAGAATAAGCCGGGAATGCCACGATTGAAACTTCGTGAATCCTTACGCTCTTTAGAGTTCTTTCGGTTCCGTCGGTGTTCCAAGAATCTCCGTTAGCTGGAACTGAGAATCCAAAACTCATAGCCGATACGTCGCCACGCTGAACAAGTGTGCGAACGTCCTTTCCGAGAGTCGTTTCAGGTAGCACGGCGGTAACGCGTAGTCCATAGTTGTCTTCTTCGAGCTTTAGGGTTCCAGCTCGGGTCGAACCAAGAACGGCTCCGGTGTCGTGGTTGTATAGAAGCTTGATATCGTTGCGCGCCTTTAGTGAACGCTTGAATGCGCCCGGAGCGATTCTTTCGATAAACGGTAGGGGTTCGCTTGGGGAGTTGAAGACTGCGGCGTATCCGGTAAAAGTCATACCGTCGCCACCTTCGACCGCTCTTAGTTCGAACTTAACTTCGTTAGTCCGCTTTTCAATCTTTGCCATTTGTTCGCTTTCCTGACTTATGGTTGCGCGATTTTCTTCCTCTAGTCTAGCAACGACGCCTTGCGCATATTTCATAGTGCGATTAGCTGAAGCTTTGCTAGGGCCACTTCCCCAAAGAAGGTGAGCAACAACTCCAGCGGAAGGATAGTTTTCGGAAGAAGGATTTGCGTCTGGAGAATCTAGATCGCCTAAGTGTCTAGCAATCCACGCGGCAATTCTTACCCACTTATCAGCGGTAACGTTTCCTTCTGCCATAGCGCGCGCTTCTCTTACGGTTCGATCTACTAGACCGTCCCCAGCTAGACCTTCTGCGTAATATTCAAGTCCACGGCGGGCCGCTGCTCTCATATAAGCCGGAGCCGTTAGGTTTACCGCGCGGTTTTCGTCTAGCTCTTGAATTTTTGTTAGAGTGCTAAATTTATGCGCAACTAAAGTATCGGTAGCTTCTAGTCCTTCTTCGCCCGGACGGTAAACACGAATCAAAGCGGCAGGGTCGTCTTCGGTTCCAGAAATTGTAAAGTCGCTGTTTGGAACATTTATAGTTCCGTTCCGTTCGATTCTTTCAATTACTCCACGCGCTCTTCCGCCTGAAGAATTCCAAGAAACCGAATCTCCAACTTCTAATGCGTCGGGCGCTGCCCTATCTTCTTCGTTAGGTTGCCAAGCATTACAGTAATATCCGCCGTCCACGAATGCGTCCCAACGCTCACACCAAGCTTTGTCGCCGTCGTCGTTTAGTCGGGCTTCGTTGAAGAAGAAGCAATTCCCGCAAGCTCGACCTTCTGGAACGTCTGGAGCTAGTGCCGGGCGATAGTTGTCTGGCAGATTTTCTTCGCCTTCGTCTTCTTCTTCTTCTGCGTCTTCTACTTCTGCGGAGATTCTTTCCGGCATTTGGATTCGCTGAAGCTTGAAAACGTTCATAATCATTAGACGGCTAGTGGAATGGTAAACTTCGTCCTCTAATTCGTAAACTTCTAGCCCAGCTAGTTCGCCTTCTATGAGTACGATCTGCGCAAGAACCTTCGGGTTCCTAATGTTCCAAGTTACCCAATCGCCAATCTTTAGTTCTCCGACGGCCGCGCGCTCTCCAATGAATTCGGTTTCTTCCGCTATGGATACTGCGATAGCTTGTTCAATCGCCGATTCTTTAGTGTCGTGGCAAGCAAGAAGTTCGCCGTCTTCTTTTACTACGGCCCAAGCCGGGCAGTCTGCGGATTTGTCGGTTATGTAATATGGCATTTCTAAATTATCCTCATCCAGCTAATTTCGTGATTGCCCGAGCGAGATATAGCAAAAAGATTAGTCAATGGTGGTAGCTCTAAAATGACGGTAGAATTTGCGTGAAGATTAAACCCGGTTTCATCAGTAACCGTTTCGTTGCCAAGATAAATCGCGTTGCTTCCAGAGTTGTGTAACACAATCTTAAAATTGCTTACCGAAGTTCCGTCAATTTGTATCCTCGTTGTGCCGACCGTAGTTTGACCTGTACTAATAGGCATTACTGAACCTCGTAAACGCCTTCAGGGTTAGCCGGGTCGAGCTGCGCGACTGGCTGAAGCTGTGTGCTTGGAACTCCGGTATGCGGGATAGCTGGAAGCCCTAGAGCTGCGAGAACTGCCTTCGGTTCGTATCCGGCAAGAACGAGCTTCTGCGCCATAGCTACCTTTTTGTCTTCGGTAGCAATTCGAGAATCGTCAATCGAAACGTTAGCTAGTGGAACGCGAACTTGATCTGCTACGGTGTCGCTCATTGGAGTTAGGTCTTCGAATCTGCGGATATCGTTCACGGTGTAGTAGCCCGCCTGAAGTCCGATTGAGTAAGAGTTAGCTCTGGCCTGAGAATCACCGCGAAGAAGTCCGTCTAGATTGAACTTAAGGAATGCGTTCTCTCCGCCCGGCACTTCGGATAGAAGCGGGCTGAATGCCACCTCTAGCTTGGTTACGATTGGGCGAAGTGTGTGCTGGACAAAGAAGATAGAGTCTTGTTCCACGGAAGCGTAAGCGGTCGAACCTTGAACGCCTAGCATATGGTTTGGAATGTTGAATGCTCTGGCTACGTCTTCAACTGATAGGCGTCGAGAAGTTTCTAGCTGAGAGTTCTCAGGGTCTACGGCGGTTGGTTTCCATTCCGCGCCACCCGAAAGAACTCCGGTCTTGTGCGAACGCCTTAGTCCACGGTGGGCAGAGTCAAAATTACGTCGAAGATTTTCGGCCTGCTCGCTGTTAAGTGTTCCGGGAAAAGTAATAATTCCTTGCGGGGTTGCGCTGTTGCTAAAGAATCGAGCTGCGTAAGATTCAAGCGCCATAGATAAACCAAAGTTATCTTTGAGAGCTTCGACTCTAGCCATTCCACGAATCTCACCCGGGCGAACTAGATCAGAAATAAAGATAACGTCTTCGGAGCTTAGAAGAGTTTTCTCTCCTTGAACTTCGAACATTACGCGTCCGATACCGTTGCGTCGAATTTGAACCTTGTGCGGATTTAGCGGAACTAAGTTCACGACTTGACCGCCAGAACGGAACACGCGAATAAAGGCGTTGCCGTCAATAAGAAGGGAAACAATAACTGATTGCCAGAATGCCGAAGGCTGTTGATCTAGGTCGGGTTTGGAAACCCAAGCTGGCTTCGGTCGGAATGGCCCTCTAGCTCCGTCGCGTCGAATGTAAGCGTCTAGGGGTAGGGTCGAGATTGTGTCTGAGATTAGAGATACCGCAGACCAAATCGCCGTAATTTTGAACGCGGTTTCTGAGTTGATAACCGTCCCGGACTGATTTAGGTCTGCTAGATCGTCCCCAGCTCCCCATAGGGTTTGAAAGCTTATTGCCCTTTTCTCAAAAAGGTTATTCAACATTAGTTACGCTCCATAGCAATTCCAAATAAGACCGCCGCCGTTCCAGCGACAATAAGAGCAACGGGAATAGAGAGAAAAGCAATACCCGCAACTACTAGCACGGCTCCGATTATTTGAATTACTGTTGCCATTATTCACCCTTAGAAAAAGAAGTCGGGAACCATTTCTTCCATTCTACTACTTACGGCTCTATCAAAGGCAATAACGGCCGCTACCGCTGCGTCAATCTTGCGCGGTGAATTACGGTTTTCTTTTACAATTCGAATTCCCAAGTTGTCAATTTTGGTAACGGCATTGTCTAGGTGTCGAGCTAAAACGGGGCTTCCGTCGTGTTCGACCTTGCCACCTGTTACCGCGTCATAGAACTTCGCGCAAGCTTGAACCATTCGCTTCGGGGAAGTAGAAGGCCATTCGACAATAGGGATTCCCCGGTCTGCTAGAACTTCCATAGATCGTTGCCAGCGGAAAGGGTCGCAAGCTACTTCTCTAGTCTTCGGGTAATCTCGGACGAAGTTCATAATTGTTTCCTCGACTTCTTGGATATCTACTCTCCATTGGTCGTCGTGGATTGTTAGGTCTTTTTCCCATTCCTTGAGTAGCCAAAGGAAAGGTTTTTCTTCTTCGGTCTTTGGAATTACGCAAGCAACTAAAACGGTACAGTCCCCGGAGAATGAGCCGTCAAAGCCAAGAATAATTTCGTCGTCCGGGCTAGGTTGCCGCTCAGACTTTAGTTCGTCCCAACTTCCAGCCGGGAGCCAAGCGGTCTGAGAGCTTACCCATTGGTTCAAACGTTTAGTTCGGAACTCCGCTTCGGGTGTTCGTCTTATTGCGCTTTCAAAGTCTGCCGAATCTACCAAGTCGTCAAAGCCCGGGTTGGCTTTCTCCCATACCTTCGGGTCGCGGTGATCGGCTTCGTCTGGTGCTGCCCACCACGCCATAAAGAAAGACGGGTCTTTTACTTCCCCGCGTGAAACCTTCTGCCCATACTGGAACAAGTTGTAAGCAATAGAGTCGCCGCCAGTCATATCTTTTTTTACTCCCGCTGTTGTTACTGCGATTATCTGCGCAAGGCTTCCACGGTTTCCCATAGCCAAACTCATAACGTCAAAGAGTGAGCGGTCTTTATGCGCGTGAAGTTCGTCTGCGATTACGCGGTGCGGGTTGTATCCTTCTTTCGAATAAGCTTCAGCGGAAAGAACTCGATAGACGGAGTTAGTTTCTGGAACAAATAGTGCGTCGCGGTAGACCTTTACCATTTCGGATAGCTCCGTAGATTCAACGATTCTTTTAGCTTCACCGAATACGATTCGGGCTTGTTCTTTTTCTGCGGCGATTGAATACACTTCTCCACCTTCTACGCCTTCAGCTAGTAGGGAATAGAGAGCAAAGCTAATCGAAGAGAGCGCAGACTTTCCGTTTTTTCTTGGCATTCCAATTAGAGCGGTTCGCGCGAGAAGCCCGCCGTCTTTGTCCCGGGCATAGACGTTGCGGATAAGTTCTTTCTGCCACGGTCGAAGTTTTAGAGATTGTCCAACTTTTCCAGCGATTCCGTCTTTTCCGATCGTGCCAAAGGTTTCTGAGAACTCAATTACAATTTCTGCGTCGCCTTGTTCAATAGCTTTCTGCGGAACTGGAGTTAGCCATAGCGGGGGCCAACTATTCACGGTTAGCTTTCTTCGCCATTAGTTCTTCTAGCTTGCTCATTTTCTTTACTTCTGCCACGCCTAGTCGAGAGCGGTCGGACGGAGTGAATCCAAGAAGCCCTAGATTGGAAACTATCTGGCGGTCAATCTCTCGCAGTCCCCGGCGGTCTTTCGGATTATTGTCGGTCATTACACGCACTCGAAGATTCCAGCGTTCGTCTATCATTTCGCAGGTCATAAGTAGAAGCTCTAGATCGGTGTTCGGGCTTATCCAATTTATGCCAGATTCCCAAACTCGGTTCCATAATTCTTGGCCGTATTTTAGGAGTGGTCTAGCGGGTTCTGGAGTTTGGCTTGCTTGCGGGATCAGCATTATTGCCGATTGCTCGGGCAGGGCGCGCTTGCCGGGATTGCCAGTCAATCGCTTTATCTCTGCGGGTTTAGTTGGTCGTCCGGCTGGCATTAGGCTTCTTTCGCAAACTTAAAAATTTTTTGACTTTCTCCCAATCCCCTAAAGGGGCTTGGAAAGTAGCTGGGCTGTCTGCCCGGTAAGGGTTTCCCAGCGCGCAATAATCACGTCGCAATACTTAGGGTCTAGTTCCATACCGTAGCAAGTGCGGTCGGTCTGTTCGCAAGCTATGAGCGTTGAACCGGAACCCAAGAATAGGTCTACTACTAGCTTCCCTTTAGTTAGGTTCAATACCTTAGTGAGCATTCCTATTGGCTTCATAGTTGGGTGCGCTTTGTCCCCGTCGGCAAGCCTAGCTGTCCACGAAGAATACTCGTGCCGGATTATTTCGCGCTTTCTCTTTCTCTTTGACCAGATAAGCTCGAAGGCGGAACCAATTATTGCGTCGTATCTTTCTTCAACTCTTTTATCCCAAACTAGGGGAGTGCCTTTTGGAAGCTTGTCCGCGTAATAGTCGAAACCGAAGAGAAGAATTTCCTCGCAATAGGAAAAGAACTCTAGGATAAAGGACGGGTCGAAGTCCTTGTCGTCGTCGATTATTTTCGAGTGCTTCTTTCCCGCAGGGTGTTTAGCGCTTACCATTTTGGAATAGTCTGCGTCTAGGTTCATTCCGTAAGGTGGGTCGCAGAATACTAGTTCGGCCTTCTCCCCGTTCATAAGCTTTTCTACGCTATCCCGGTTGAATGAATCTCCGACCATTAGGCGGTGGCGACCTAACTGCCAAATGTCCCCTAGTGAACTTCTCTGCGGAGCGGATTCTGGAACTTCGTCTTCTACTATCTCTCGGGGTTCTTCCGCCACTTTGATTTTCTCGAACCCGAATTCTTCAATCTCAAAACCTGCGGCTTCTAGTTCGACCAACTGGGAAGCTAGGACTTCAGGACTCCAAGCCGCTAGTTCTGCGGTTCGGTTATCTGCGAGAGCGAACGCTTTGGTCTGCTCCGGTGTCCAATCGCCCGGGACTCGAACCGCGTCAATCTTCAACCAGCCCAAACGCTTCGCCGCTTCTACCGTTCCGTTGCCCGCGACGATTACGCCCGCTTCTGTTATGACGATTGGCTTGCGTTGGCCGAACTGATTCAGCGAACCTTGAATAGCTTTTAGGTTCTTTTCGTCGTGTTGCCTAGCGTTAGCCGGGTCGGGCGTTAGGTCTTTGATTTGTAGGGTTTCGATTTTCATTCTTGCGCCTTTCTAGGCTTCTAGAGTAGCACCAGAAAACCAACTAATTTCGCGGGTGTTTACGCAGAAC